ACAATGTGTCGTTATCAAGAAATAAACCAAATTGGCTTAAATTAAAATCAAGATCTTGTACATTGTAAACGCCACGTATCTTGTAAATGCTAGGATCGTACTTTCTATCTCTGTTTTCTAAAAACAGCAGATCTTGTATATTCTTAACGTTGTACGAATCAATAGTAGGTTGATCAGCAGTACCGTTGGCTACTAAAGATGGACCCATATATTTGTGTACGTAGACGTCTGTGCCGCCAACCTGGAACATTTCGCTAGCTTGGCGATCTATAAATTTATAGTCGTTGCCCTTTTCGGGACGGTAAAGTGATAAACGTGGCATAGTACAGTATTTATTCGATAAATATACTGGGAGACACCAATGTTAGAAATTAATGTTCAAGCTGAAAAACAAAAAGTTTACGACTATGTCCGGGCTATGCTAGGCGACGGCATGATTGACGTTGAACTTGACCCTGTACACTACGAAGCAGCTCTTAATAAAACTTTGTCTAGATTTAGACAGCGCAGTTCAAATGCAGTTGAAGAAAGCTACATGTTTATTGAGTTAGAAAGAGATACAAATGATTACAAACTTCCTGACGAAATTGTCGAAGTAAGATCAGTATTTAGACGAAGCCTAGGCAGTAGATCTGTAGGAACAGGTACTAATTTTGAGCCATTTAATTTAGCCTACACAAACACATATTTGTTAAATGCTACAACTCTTGGTGGTATTGCAACCTATGACTTTTTTGCACAATATCAAGAAATGGTAGGACGTATGTTTGGTAGTTATATTGAATTTCAATGGATTCCTTACTCTCATACATTAAGAATTTTACAAAGACCCTTTACTGAAAAAGAAACATTATTGTTAAGATGCTATAACTACAGACCTGATTTTAATCTTATAAACGATATCTATGCAGGACAATGGATTAAAGATTATACACTGGCTATCTGTAAAGGGATTCTAGGCGAAGCACGTAGTAAATTTGGAACCATTGCTGGGCCGCAGGGCGGAACACAATTAAATGGTGCAGATCTTAAATCAGCTAGCAAAGAAGAATTGGAAAAATTAGACAAAGAATTAGAAACTCTGATCAGTGGCGGAACTGGTTATACATTTGTAATAGGCTAACATGAAAGTTTACGAGATTATCAACGAGGCAAAAGTCAAACAGGCTAAAATGACCAAGCGTCAAAATCAATCTACTACCGGTGTACATACGTTTGGCGACGCAGAACGAGCCAACAGTGACTATGTACAGTTTCGCGTAGGCATGGCAGCGGCAGCAACTGATGGCAAAACAATGCCAGACATAGATGCTAAAAGCTGGATTGGAAAAAGAAAAGCAGCATTTCCTTATACTAAAGAAGAAGCAGATATTTTAAAAATAGCCTATAAAGCCGCAGGCGCCAACTATGAAGATTTAAATCACGGAGATCTTCATAGTAAAGAACTTGACAGCACTCAAAAAATTAGCCCAGTTGCTAAACCAAAACGCAACAAGTATGGCGTATAATCACTCTTGACAACTTGATAAAAATCCTGTAATATATATTATCACTGGGAGATAATATGATTATAGGCTTTGTAGGATTTATTGGCTCGGGCAAAGATACTGCCGCAGATTATTTGGTTAACTTTCATGGCTTTCGTAGAGATAGTTTTGCCAACACACTCAAAGATGCTGTCAGCGCAGTATTTGGCTGGGATAGAACACTATTAGAAGGGCGCACTAAACAAGCCCGCGAGTGGCGAGAACAGGTAGATCCGTGGTGGGCAGAACGCCTAAACATGCCTAATCTTACACCACGCTGGATACTGCAATACTGGGGCACAGAAGTTTGTCGTCAAGGCTTCCATGATGACATTTGGATTGCCAGTTTAGAAAATAAAATACGCAAAACCACTGATAATATTGTTATCAGCGATGTGCGCTTCCCCAACGAGATTAAAGCAATTCACAATGCAGGGGGCAAAGTAGTACGTGTTGTTCGCGGCGCTGATCCAGAATGGTATCAAGATGCTCTTAATGTAAATGCTGGTCCTACCAACATGAGTTGGGCTATTAGTAAAGCACGAATGGAAGCATTAAAAATTCACGCTAGCGAAACAGCATGGATCGGCCGAGGCATAGACTGCGAAATTGATAACAACGGAAGCATTGATGATTTATTCAGTCAGATTAAAAATCTGGTTGAAGACCAGCTCGTTGCCAGTTAAATCCTTCTTTAGCTAGTACACGTTGACAATTAGCACAGACACATTTTAAATTAGTGTGTCTACTGTTATTAAGATTGCCGTCAACGTGAAACACATTAAACTGCTCTTTATGTTTGCTTTTAAACCCGCATTTATCGCAGACAGTTTTTAAACGATATCCGTCCTGGTACCATTTAGGAATACCTTTTCCTACACCTCCGGCAAGACATACTTCGCACTTTTTACGATAGTATGTTTTACCATTCTTATAGTAGTTAACAGCGGCGGGTCTAAACCCACAAATGCATAGTGGACGGGGCATACTGTATTTATGCTCCCCTTTTCTGCCCCTTTTCATAGGCGTATTACGGGTCCATTTTAGAAAAAACCGCTAAATAAAAGTATAATGAAACCCCATAGGAGAGTTTAATATGGCATTAACTTCACCAGGCGTAGAAGTCAAAGTTGTTGACGAATCGTTTTATACCCCAGCTGAGCCTGGCACCGTACCTTTAATTGTCGTTGCTTCAGCAGAGAATAAAACAAATGGTGCAGGAGACGGAACAGCTCCAGGTACCTTAAAGGCCAACGCCGGCCAAGTATATTTAATTACCAGTCAGAAAGATCTTGTCGATACTTTTGGCGACCCATCGTTCAAAACGGATTCTAATAACAATCCAATCCACGCAGGTGAGCAAAACGAATATGGATTACAAGCTGCCTACAGTTTGTTAGGTGTAAGCAACCGTGCGTATGTTGTTAGAGCAGACGTTGATCTTAACGAGTTAAATGCATCTGCAGAAGCTCCAATTGCTGATCCTATTCCAGGAACACATTGGTTAGATACCAGCGTTACAGCATTTGGTATTTTTGAGTGGAATGGCGCAGCAGTTACTAGCACAGGCGGCCAAACATTTACTAATAAAGTTCCGCTAGTGATCACAGATCCAAACAAAGTTGACGCACTTACTGGTGCTCCTAATGCAAAAGCAGGCGGATCAACTGGTGACTATGCGTTTGTTGCCGTGCGCGATGCAAACGATAACAGACCTGCACTAACTAGCTTCCATCCTAATACTTTATATTACAAGAATCGTTCAGGTGCTTGGGTATTAGTAGGTAGTAATCAGTGGCAATCTGCTTGGCCAACAGTAGCTGGCACTAAAGCAGCTTCTACTTTAACAGCAGCTCATAACATTGAAATTAACGGCGAAACAATTGCTGTACCAGCTATTCCAGATAATACATTGGCTAAATTAGTTGATGGTATTAATGCTAATGCAACACTATCAGCTGATGGTATCAGTGCTGCCGTAGTTAATAATAAGTTAGAAATTTATCACGGTGGTGAAAGCGGCGACACAGGCGAAGATTCTAATTTAATTGAAATTGGCGCCGGTAGTACTCCTGCTTTACTAACAGTTTTAGGTATTACAGGTGGTGACTACTACAATCCACGTTTGGCAATTAGCAAGCACACACAAGTTCCTACATTCAAGCGCAAAGATACATATCCACGTCCAACAGGTTCTGTATGGATTAAAACAACAGAAAGCAACCTTGGTGCTCGTTGGAGATTCAAGCGTTGGAACGGTCAAACATTATTGTGGGACAACGTTACTGCACCGTTATACGAAAACGGCCATGACGCTATTTTCAACCTAGACAAAACAGGTGGTGGTGCAAACATTGCTCTTGGTTCAGTATATGTACAGTATAACTTCCAAGAAAATGACGACACAGCAGATACAACACCTCGTGTAGCAGAATTCAAAGCATGGCGTAGAGCTGCAATTGGTGCAACGTCAGTAAGATCTGTAAAAATTACAACTGGTACTCTTCTTAACGGTACAGATTATGTCTTTACTATAGCAGAATCATTAGTTGGACAGGCTGCATTGTCTAATCAAAATGCTATTCAATTTGAAGCAGCAGGCGATGCATCTGATGCAGAAACTATTGCTACTGTAATTAATGCTGGTGGATTTGTAAATATCACAGCAGAAGTTGACAGTCAGAATCGTTTAGTAATTAAACACAGCAAGGGCGGCGAGATTAGATTCAGCAACGGACTTAATGATCCATTGAATCCATTGGCGCTTGCAACTCCATATCAGTATGAGCCAAGTGAGTCTAACTTTGCCGAAGGTACTGAGTGGATTCAATTAGCTCCAGTAGGACAATCTGATTCCGACTATGTGGCCAGTAACTGGGTACCACTAGTGTACATTAGTTCATCAGATAATCCAGGTAGCCTTGCAGAAGACGGTACATTATGGTATAGCAGTGTAGTTGACGAAGTTGACGTTATGATCCATGACGGTGACAAGTGGGTCGGTTACAAGAGCCCAACAAGCCCATACTTTGCAGAAGGCACTGATCCAGCAGGACCAATCGTAGCTGCCACAGCTCCAGAAAAACAAAGCGATGGCACAGCTCTTGAAACTGGTGATCTATGGATTGATACCAGCGACATTGAGAATTATCCAACAATTTACAAATACGATTCAGACTTGCTAAACA